TTATGGATTTCACGACGCTTACGGGTGTGAACCTAACTCCGACTTCTACCTATCTTGTTAGATAGGAATATTATTTTATATTGTTTCTCTTTGCTCGTGCTAAGCGAAGAGACATTGATCGTGGCATGTTATCTGGAAGGAAGTTTAGGACTGATGGGAAATCTCCAACAATCTTTGCACCTTGACCAGGAACATCTGTTATTTCTAGAACATTAGCATTATCTTCCTTTGGTTCTGGAAGTGGATCAATTGCTCTTAGTTCAGACATTTTGTGTCCAACGAGTGTATCAGTTGCTTTCCAGCCACCTTCTACTTCTCTGTATACACGAATGAGAACTGCTGGATCTCCTTCTTCTGCTGNTATGCTAAAGTCTGAATTAGGAACATTAATAGATCCTTCTGTCTTAATTTCAACAATGCGACCTCTTGCAATACCACCAGATGAGTTCCAGGATACAAAGTCTCCAACTGCTTCACGCTTAGACATTTCTAGTTCATCTTGTTCAACATCTTCCATTGGATGACCAGTGTTTTCTTCAATTTCTTCATTTCCAAGTAGCATGGACATTACTTCTACTGCTCTCATGATATAGTCATGACCTTCAGATAGATCTCCAAATACTTGTTCTAATACTACTAATGATTCGCCAGTTACTTCTCTACCTTCTTTTATTTCAGCCATAGCCTTCTTAAGGGCTTCTCTGGCTTCTACTGAAGTTGCTGTATATGCTGGATATGTGACAATTGAGACATCGCCATCCGCAAGGCTTACCTCAGTAAGTAGTCTTTCTGAACGATCTTCATTATACTTTTGACGAATAACTCTAAATGCAAACGACATTTGATCAACATCTCCACGAGCAACAAGTGTATATAGGTCTCTTGCTTCTTGTGTGTTTGCTAGTTCTGCTTCAAAGTATAGTCCTTTTTCATCTTCGTACAATCTCATTGTCCCGTTTTTTGTTCTGGCCATAGGTAATCCCTCATGGTTAGCCAATAAACGAACATCTGGTGTCTCTTGAAGAGTCTTTGCGAATGCACCAGGTGCTATTCTCTCAATAAACGGAAGTGGCAATGATGCTTCGTTAAACACTGCAGCGTATCCTGCCATACGCATAGTACCGTCATCTGATTCTCGTGTCTCTATGTCTCTGACCGTAAAGGTACGGCGTTCAGTTCTTTTCATCTTGCTCCTTGCCTTATTGTTTTGATTATTTAATTTATCAATTTGTCGCTGTGCCCAGTCTTGAGCAGCATCATCAAAGTCTGCATTTCCACCCCAGAGTAGCCAAGCAACTAAACCTGCTCCAGGATATCCTGGGTCTGAGGAATCTTTATTCTGTGGTGCTTGTCCATCTGCCTTGTGTCTTGCGAACCAAGGAGCCATCTTTCTTACTTTGTCATCAGAAATGTTTCCATCTGCCATTGCTCTTGCTGCAGACTTTGTTCCTTCAGTTAAGCCATCTCCGCCAAAACCTTCTGACAGATAGTCTAGACCTCTTTGTGCATTATTTTTAATGAACTCTGGAACATTGTCTACAGGCATTATTCCTTGACCTCATCACTGTAAGCAGCCTTTGGATCTGTTGGATCAACTAAGGATACTTGCTGTAATTGTGCTGAAGGCAATCCTGTGTGAGTTAGTTCTGAGATATCTAGCATCTTAGCCACATCATCTGGATTGTATCCAACCTGGACCAAGATAGAGGCAATTTCAGCCTTCATCTTATCTCCAACAAGTGGTGCCTGTGAAGCATCAATGTTTTGTAGAGGAAGTCTGTATTGATCTCCTGGATCACCAAGTGATGATAAGTCTTCGTAGTTGCGTACATCATTTAGTGATAAGAAGCCTTCTCTTAATCCCTTTGTGTATGCGTCAAATCGCTCTATTGTTGTTCCTCGCAAAAGTGCGTCAAGGTTAAATCTAATAAATCCATCTGACTCAGGAAGTAGTGGAGATAGTGATTGTTCCAAACGCTCTAGCAATGGACGCAATGAGTGCTGTACAAATGAAAGGTTCTGTGCTTCTACTGATGCGTAGGACATTGCTCCTTGTGTAGGATGACCTAGCAGTGACAATGGGACACGGAAAATTCTTGCAATATCTTCTACATTGAAGCGTCTGACCTCAATGAGTTGTGCGTCAGATGCGTTTAGTGATAGTGGCTTAAATGCTGCACCACCAGAAAGAATACCAACTTTACCAGACATGTATGGTCCAGAGTGTGATTCTTGCCAGTTACGAGCAATGTCTCCTGCTTGTTCTGCGTTTAATTCTCCTGCAACTTCAATAACTCCACCAGGATTTGATGCATTACCAAAGTATGAGGCTGCATATGTATCAGAAGCCTGTGCAATACCAACAGACATACGGCAAGCACCAATTGGGCTTAAGCCATAGTGTGATCCTGGCATTCTAAATAATGGAATGTGTAGAACTTCATTGCTTGTTAAAATTTGATCATAAATGCCATTCTCTATATCTTTAATTCTATAGACAAGTGGCTCTCCTGGAATAGGTCTTTCAATTCTTACTTCATTAGGGTTTAATACATATAGTTCTGTTACTTCATTATTATCATCTCGTACCGTCAAAATAAATGCGTTACCATGTAGATGTAGAGAAGTAATTACTTGCTCAATAAATTCTAGTCTTGTTGACTCTGGATTTGGCTTATTTACCCATGCTGGAAGTTCTCCATAAACGCTTGCATAAGATAAACGATTGCGTCCTCTGCGTACATATGCACCCATTGGCAATGAAGAAATNGTATCTCCAAGNAGTCTTACGCAAGAATAAACGGTAGATGTACGAATAGCAGANTCTGTATCAACATATGTACCNGTATTGGCTACACCAAATANNGGACGAGGTGGAATCAATGGAAGTATATATTGACTATTCATATCTCTGGCTTCTTCTGATGCCTTTAGTCTTTTNGATAGACTCATTTGATTACCCTTTTCCCTTAGTTAATTTTACCATGTGCTGATTGCTACTCGCTTCCAAGTATCAGTTGCTGTGCATATGTATATGTAGTCTGTATCATATGTAATTGTTCCTACGGTTCCCGTCGCAGATGCTGAGGCTGGAGTCTTTGTAGTTAATTGTAAATCTCCATAAACTCGTACAGATCCTGCATTTCCTCCTGCAGAGTCAAACTTACCCTTGATTAAAGGTGTTGATGTCGTGCTGTTAGAGATATATAGATTATCATCGCCTGTCTCATTTATACCTGAGTTATATCCAAGGAATAGGTTACGAGAACCAGTCTGATTGTTCTGACCTGCCTTAAATCCAAGTGCTGTGTTCTGAATACCTGTGGTTACAGTTGCAATAGGGATACTAAATCCACCACCAGTTAATAATCCTGCAGGTGCTGCTGTAGGCTCTATAACAAGAGTTGCTCCTACTACCATTCCAATTCCACCATCAACTAAAGTAACTACCGTTACAACTCCACCAGCAACCGTTATGTCTACTTTTGGAAGTATATAGTAAGAGTTATTATCAGGAAGTAGGGCTACTGTAGTATAAACTCCATCAGTATAACCAGATCCTGGTGTAATTGTTCCAAGTGTAGCAACAATAGAAGTTGTATCTCTTAGTGCTTCTCTACCAATTGCTGTTTGTCCAGTACCTATAACAATTGATCTTAATGTCTGAGATCCCATTGCAGTATTTTGTATAGCAGTTCTACTTGAGAACATAGTTGCTTGACCATTACCCACATTACCATTACCAGTTATGTGGTTTTGCATTGAGTTTCCACCAATTGCATTGTTACCAATAGCAGTAGTTACACTAGATAATGCTTGATCACCAATAGCAACATTGACTTGACCTGATGTTAATGATCTAAGAGTGTTAGGACCTATACCAATATTTGATACACCAGTTGTGCTTACAAGTAAAGACTCAGACCCAATAGCAATGTTTTGGTTACCACTTGTATTAGCATTAAGTGCTCTATAACCAAGTGAAGTATTATTAACTCCTGAAGTATTGCTTTGTGATGATTGATATCCTACTGCTGTATTTGCTGTACCAGTATTCTCTCTTAACGCTTGATATCCAAGTGCAGTAATTTCATTTTGAGTATTATTTAATAATGCTTGATATCCAAGAGCAACATTTCGTGAACCAGTATAACTGTTTCTTTGTGCTTGATATCCTACTACTGTATTTCCTGTACCGTTTCCATTTAACTGTAAGGATCCTCTACCAAGTGCTGTATTTCCTTGAGTAGTTGTTACAGTTGAAACTAATATGCTAAATCCTGATCCCGTCAATAAACCAGCAGGAGCAGTGCCTGCATCTAAAGCAAGACTATCTCCAGCAATAACTCCAGTTCCAGCAGTGTCAAGAGTAACTACTGTAACTAATCCACCTGAAACTGTTATAGTAACTGTTGGTGGCTGGCCAACAGAAACTCTTTGAGGATATAAGTCAACAGCAGGATAAACTCCATCTGTATATCCAGAACCAGCAGTAATTGCTCCAAGAGTTGCAACACCAGTTCCTGTAAGTTGTGCAGCACCTTGTCCAAAGTATGCGTGGTCTGATCCTGAGCCTGTTGATGCACCTGCACTAGTACCAACAGCAGTATTTGAAACACCAGTAACAAGTCCTGCCATTGCACTAGCACCAATAGCAACTCCAGAAGAAGTTGTTACACTCTGACCTGCATTATTTCCTATATAGGTTGCTCCATTAGAAGTTGTAGCATTTTGCAAAGCATTTTGACCAATAGCAGTGTTACCACTACCAGTTGTAAGATTAGTTAATGCTGCTTGGCCAATAGCAGTATTTCCTTGTCCACTTGTATTATCTTCAAGGGCGTTAGGACCAATTGCAGTGTTACCACTTGCTGTTGTAGAAGTTGCTAATGCTCTAAAACCAATTGCACTATTTGAATCACCAGTTGTATTATTTTGAAGGGCTCCAGTACCAATTGCAGTATTATAATCACCAGTAGTATTATCTTGAAGTGCTATTGTACCAATTCCTACATTCTCAGTACCAGTTAAATTTTGCTCAAGTGCACTTGCACCAATAGCAATATTATTATTAGCAGTCGTGTTATTAGTAAGTGCAGCAGTTCCAATGGCAACTAGGTCACGGCCTGTTGTATTATCTTGAAGTGCATTATATCCAATAGCAAGATTGTTATCAGCAGTTGTATTATTTTGAAGTGCTTGAAGACCAATAGCAACATTGTTGTCACCTGTGTCATTGCTTGCAAGAGCACTATTACCAAGTGCTACATTTACAGTACCAGTAGTATTATCTTCTAAAGCCACATTTCCAATAGCAAGGTTATTGCTTGCAGTAGTATTAACTAGAAGAGCACTTCTACCAATTGCAATGTTACTTGATCCCGTTGTATTTGTCTGAAGAGAGTTGGCTCCAATAGCCACATTTTGAATACCAGTTGTGGTATTTTGAAGTGCAGAAACACCAATACCAACATTTGCTTCACCTGTTGTGATATCTTCAAGTGCTGTATTTCCAATAGCAACATTGTCTGACGCTGTTTGAGGATTAAATAGTGTTCTATATCCAATAGCAAGATTGTAGTTTCCTGTTGTATTGTTTTCAAGTGCCTGATACCCAATAGCAAGATTTTGACTACCTGTTGTATTAAATCTAAGAGAACTATTACCAATGGCAACTTGTCCATTAACTGTTGTACTTGCATCTAATGCAGCATTACCAATTCCAACATTGTCGCTACCTGTAGTGTTGTTCTGTAGTGCAGTACCAATTGCAGTATTGCTCATTCCTGTTGTATTATCCATCAATGAGAAGTTACCAATTGCCACATTGCTCTCACCAGCAGTACCAAATCTCATAGCATCAGCACCAATGGCTATGTTATTTCTTGCAGTAGTTGCTGATTCAAGGACTCTAGATCCAATTGCTGTGTTCTGATCACCTGTAGTTAATGCTTGTAGTCCACCTGCTGGTCCAAATCTTAAGTTACCAAAACCAGAACCTGTTCCTTCATTAATAAGTATATTAGTATCAACAACAATTCCACTTGTAAAAGTTGGATCTCCAGTACTCATTACAAATGTATCGCCTGTACCTGTTTGTGCATTGATACTTGATGTTCCTGCTACGGATCTTATTGGTCCCGCAGTTAAATCTCCAGCACCTGTGGCTCCTGTAGCACCTGTAGCACCTGTAGCACCAGTGTCTCCAGTTACTCCTGTTGGACCTGTAGGTCCAGTGTCTCCTGTAACGCCTGTGGGTCCTGTAGGACCAGTATCACCAGTGACACCTGTTGGGCCAGTAGGCCCAGTATCTCCTGTAACACCTGTGGGTCCTGTAGGACCAGTATCACCAGTCATTCCAGTAGCACCTGTAACACCAGCATCTCCTGTAACACCAGTAGGACCTGTAGGTCCTGTGTCACCAGTTACGCCTGTATCTCCAGTAACTCCTGTAGGACCTGTAGGACCTGTATCACCAGTGACTCCTGTAGGTCCAGTTGGACCTGTGTCTCCTGTAACACCTGTTGCTCCTGTAACTCCTGCGTCTCCTGTAACACCTGTTGGTCCTGTAGGACCAGTGTTTCCAGTTACTCCTGTTGGACCTGCTGGACCTGTGGCACCAGTAGTGCCTGCTCCAGTTGCTCCTGTAGCACCAGTTGCTCCAGTACTACCAGTTGCTCCTGTTACACCTGTAGGGCCAGTATCTCCTGTTACACCTGTAGGTCCTGTGGGACCAGTGTCTCCAGTAACACCTGTAGGACCTGTTGGTCCAGTATCACCAGTCACACCTGCATTACCAGTAACTCCAGTTGGTCCTGTAGGACCTGTGTCGCCAGTTACACCTGTAGGACCAGTGTCGCCAGTAACTCCTGCGTCTCCTGTAACTCCAGTAGGACCAGTTGGTCCAGTGTTTCCAGTAACTCCTGTTGGACCTGTAGGTCCTGTAGCACCAGTAGTGCCTGCTCCAGTTGCTCCTGTAGGGCCTGTGGCACCTGTACTACCAGTTGCTCCTGTGGCTCCAGTTGGGCCAGAGGCACCTTCTGGTCCATCAAGTACTGTTACTTGATTAGTGCTTGTATTTACTATAACTTGATTAGCAGCCATTATTGAGTCACCTGTGCAGATACTGTGATCTGTCCTTGTATTATTCTTGTAACAACTCCGCTAAGAGCGATTTCTAAATCATAAACATAGAATCTTGCATCAAGGGCACCAGTTTGTGCGGTAGTCATAAGAATATCCATCTCTCCAGCAAGTGGCGTAATTGTAATGCCTCCATTAGAAGAGGTTAAATTTAAAGCAGAAGGATTTGGGGAAGCAGCCTGTTCACGCAATTGCATTGCAGCAGTATAGCCAGTTAAGTCAATTGGGTTGCCACTGCTATCTGCCCAAATAATTTGAGTAGTGTATTGGGCACCTTGGTCTATTGTGAAGTTGTATATACCTGCTGTCATGTTATTCCTTCTCCGTTGCCCAAATTAAAAAGCCACCTAACGCTATAAAACTAATAGGAGGAAAGATTAGAAACAATCCATATGAAGCAAGGGCTACGCCTACTACTTCTGTTGTTAGTGACCAGTCTATATTTGGCTTCTTTGCTTTCATGTTTCTCCTTATATTGAATGAAATCTTGCTACAGTCTTCTTTGGTTTAGGAGCCATAGCACGATCAAATGAAAATATAGCAGCAACTGCTGCGTCAATCTTCTTTTTATTAGTGCTCTTTGACACCATAATTCCTCTACTTGAAGTCTTTGTCACACAGTTTGCTATGTGTCTATTTAGTACTTCATCTCCATCATGAGTGAATGATTGATTCGCTACCGCTTCATAAAAGCGTTGAGTAGACGGTACCATTCTTTCTGCTGTGTTAGGATAACTAATAATTGGTAATCCTTCTTCTTCTAAGATCATCATAGTTCTTTGCCATCTGCTTGGATCAAAGACTACTTCTAAAACATTTACTCCCATATTCCTACAAGAGTCAATAATCGTTTGTTCTACTTCTGCAACATTTACATGCCACATTGGATCTGGATCTACTTCTGGTAGTTCCCAAACTCCTAATACTCTTATGTGTGGCTTTTCTCCACCCATGAACCAGCCCACTATTGCTGTGGTATCTCCAGAGAAAGATCCATCAAATCCTACTATGCAGTCTTCGCCAGGTATTATTTTTCTATTTTTTAAGACTAAGGAATCCCAAAGGTCTGTTGGTATCCAAGATTCTGTATTGCTTACCCACATATTAAGTCGTTTAGTTTTAAATTCTGCTTCTGGTGTTAACAACGATGCGCTTCTCATATCCTCAACACTAAGTATATCATTTAATGATGGATTTGCAATTAACC